AAAAAATGGCAGAACCTGTAGAAACTGTTATAGAAACACCTACAGAAGAGCCAGTTATTGAATCACCACAATTTGGTGATAACGACGTTCTTTCATATTTAAAAACAAAGTTCAACAGAGAGGTAAACTCTTTGGATGAACTATTTGTAGAGAAACCACAACAACAGGAATTACTTCCTGAGGATGTAAATGCTTTCTTAAAATTCAAGAAAGATACAGGTCGTGGTTTAGAAGACTTCTATCGTGTTAACCAAGATTTTTCTAAGGTTAACCCAGAAAGACTTCTAGCTGACTACATGCGTGAGACTAATCCTGATTTTGATGATGAGGATATCGCATTCGAATACGAATCAAAGTTTGCATACGATGAGGAGATGGATGACGAGAAAGAAATCAAACGCAAGAAGTTAGCACTTAAAAAAGAACTTGGCAAGGCGTCAAAGTACTTTGAAGAACAAAAGGAAAAATATAAAGCTCCCCTTGAGTCGAGGATGGAAGCTACTATTCCTGCTGAGGACAGAGAGGCTTTGGAATCTTACAAGCAATATATCAGTCAGTCTACTGCTATGCAGCAAGACCAGGCTAAAAAGTCGGAGTACTTTATGAATAAGACAAGTGAATTATTCTCTGATGAATTCAAAGGTTTTGATTTCAAAGTTGGAGATAAGGAAGTATCTTATAAACCTGGAACTCCAGAGCAGCTGAAAGCTCAACAAACAGACATTTCCAAATTCTTCACTAATTTCGTTGATGAAAATGGATACATTAAGGATGCTAAACAGTATCACAAAACAATTGCTGCGGCAATGAACCCTGATGCAATGGCCAAATTCTTTTATGATATGGGCAAAGCAGATGCAATTGATGACTCAGTTCGTCAAAGCAAGAACATCGATATGAGCGTTAGAAATGCTCCACAAAATATCGACAAAGGCGGGTTTAAAGTAACAGCATTGGATAGTGACCATGGTAACAGACTTAAGATTAAATCTTTAAAAAACTAAAACCAAAAAACAAAAACAATGGCTGGATCAGTTCAAGCTACCCCGGGCTTTCAATTAGAGCCCTCAGCGGTAAAGGCAACATTGCCCACAAACTACATTACTAACTTTGATTTCTTAAACCAGTATCTTCCTGATACTTACGAGGCAGAATTCGAGCGTTATGGTAATCGTTCTATTGCATCTTTCTTACGTATGGTAGGTGCAGAATTACCTTCTAACTCTGACTTAATCAAATGGGCGGAGCAAGGTCGTTTACACACTAAGTATGTAAACTGTACTTCAGCAGCTGCTGCAGGACAAGATACAGCTGTGTGGACTGTTGAAGATGCAGATGTAACTGTTAACTTCCGTGTTAATCAAACTGTATTCTTATCTGCAAACGCTGGTTCAGCTTCTGACAAAGCGGTTATCACTGCAGTAGATACAACTGCTAACACTTTCACAGTTGCTTACTATGCTGCTTCAGGACAATCAATCGCTGTAGATACTGCTTCTACTGCATTCGTTTACGGTTCTGAATTCACTAAAGGTTCATTAGGAATGGACGGTTCTTTAGAGTCTCAAGATATCTTCTTCGAAAACAAGCCAATTATCATCAAGGACAAGTACGCTGTATCTGGTTCTGACATGGCTCAAATCGGATGGGTTGAAGTAACTTCTGAGAATGGTGCTACTGGTTACTTATGGTACATCAAGTCTGAGCACGAGACTCGTTTACGTTTCGAAGATTACTTAGAGATGTCAATGGTTGAAGGTGTTCCTGCAGAAGCTGGTTCAGCTGCTGCTACTTACTTAACTGTAGCTTCTTCTCAAGTACAACCTGGTGCTGCTGGTACTCAAGGTTTATTCAATGCTGTTGCTGAGCGTGGAAACGTTTGGGCAGGTGGTAACCCAACTACTTTGTCTGACTTCGATTCTATCATCCAACGTCTTGATAAGCAAGGAGCAATCCAAGAGAACGTTATCTTCTTAAACCGTAAGTTTGGTTTTGATATCGACGATATGTTGGCATCACAAAACTCTTATGGTTCAGGTGGTACTTCTTATGGTTTATTCGACAACAGCGAGCAAATGGCGTTAAACTTAGGTTTCACAGGCTTTAAGCGTGGATACGATTTCTACAAGACTGACTGGAAATACTTAAACGATGCAACTACTCGTGGTGGAATCGTAGGTGGAGCTATCAACGGTATCTTGGTACCTGCAGGTTCTACTAACGTATACGATCAAATCTTAGGAAAGAATGCTAAGCGTCCGTTCTTACACGTACGTTACCGTGCTTCTGAAACTGAAGATCGTCGTTACAAAACTTGGATCACTGGTTCTGCTGGTGGTGCTCAAACAAGTTCATTAGATGCAATGGAAGTTAACTTCTTATCTGAGCGTGCATTATGTACTCTTGGTGCGAACAACTTCTTCTTGTTCGAGAACTAGTAAACTTAGGGGGAGGCTTCGGTCTCCCCTTATTTAATTTGTTTAAATTTTAAAATCAAATATAATGTCAACTCAGAAAGAATTAAAGGACAAGATTTATGTCCTTAAAAGAAAAACATTCCCTATCAGCTTTATGCTTGCTAGTAGAAATACTAGAAACAAATCATTACTACACTTTGACGCTTCTAAAGGTCTTAACAGAGCTTTACGCTATGCAGTTAACCAAAAGTCTCCATTTGAAGATGAGCAAGACGGTAACTTTATTTTAGAGCCAATCATCTTTGAAGATGGATTGTTAGCTGTTAACAAATACAACCAAGTATTACAACAATTCTTAGAATTACACCCAGACAATGGCGTGTTGTTCGAAGAGGTTGATACTCAGAGAGATGCAAACAATCAGATTGAGGTTATGTACTCTCAATTGGATGCACAACTTGCTGCACGTGATTTAGATATCAATACAGCTGATGCGTTAGGACGTGTACTATTAGGTGCTCGTGTTGATCGTTTAACTACAGAGGAATTGAGACGTGACTTAATTTTATATGCACGTAACCATCCTTACGAATTCATGAACATGTTAAATGATCCTGAGCTTAAGTTGAATGATATCGCAGCTAAGGCATTGCAAGATGGTACGTTCGTATTGAAAAACAAGAAACGTGACATCTTCTTTAACCTGCCTGACAATAAGAATAAGTTGATGGGTGTACCATTTGGAGAGGATCCACTAAAGCTCTTAGCGTCTTACTTGCAGAGCAATGATGGTCTCGATATTTATGAGACGCTAGTTAAGAAATACAGATAGTTTAGTATATTTGTATTGTAGTTACCATCTCACATCACGTAACTGAAAACATAAATAGTCCTATAAATGAAACCGAGGTGAGATGCGGTGGATTTTGTAGGACTTATTTTTTATATGGAAATTTGGAAATCGATAAATAATTACGAAAACCTATACGAGGTAAGTAATTTAGGAAGAGTTAGGAGTTTAAACAAATTAAAATCTAGGATACTAAAACCTAGAATAAGAGATGGCTATTATGCTGTGTCTTTGTCTAAAAACAACAAAAGAAAAGATGGCAAAATATCTAGACTTGTTGCTATAGCATTTATAGAAAATCCATTGAACTTGGTTATTGTAAATCATTTAGATGGTAACAAACTAAATAATAACGCAGACAATTTAGAATGGTGTAATAATAGGGAAAATATACATCATTATCATAGTAAAAAAAATACGCAAACTAATGAATCTTGCATATATAAAAGAAAATATGGTTATGTAGTATCTATAAATTTTAATAATAAAAGACATTATCTGGGTTTTTATAATAAAATAGATGATGCTATTTGTATTAGGGATAAGTATTTAATTGAAAATAAAATCAAAAACAAATACATATAATTCCCAATCAAAAATTATGCTTATTTTTGTAAGATAAAAATCAATAAGATAATTACTCCGTATGATTAATAGCGTATACAATACCGTATTGAATATCATAGCTAAGGATAGAAACGGCTTTATTACGCCAGACGAGTTTAATAGCTTTGCTAAGCAATCTCAGTTGGAACTATTCCAACAATATTTCTTTGACTTTCAGCAGGCTAAGATAAAAGATATGAAGGGTATGGAGACCAGTGGGTACTCCGATATCACCAAGCAAATAGACCAAACTATTGACTATTTCTCTAAGAACGAAGACTTGGTGTATAATTCAGGTGACAGTAAATTTGACTTACCTGCAAACTTTTTCTTATTAAATGTACTATACTATAATGGTAAAGAAGTTACTCATGTGGACCAAGGTAAATTATATTATTTGCTTAATTCCAATTTGACAGCACCTACGGAAACATACCCTACGTATGTAATGCAAGGTAATCAAGTAGCTGTATATCCTGATACTATTACAAATAATATTAATATCTATTACGTTAGATACCCATTAGACCCTAAGTGGACTTATACAGTAGTTAACGGAAGCCCTTTGTTTAATCAATCAGCTAATGACTACCAAGATTTTGAGTTAGCTATATCTGACTTCCCTAAGTTAGTCGTTAAGATTTGCGAATACGCAGGCGTTAACATTAGAGAGATGGATGTGGTACAAGCAGCAAGAGCAGAAGAAGCGTACACTGATCAAATGCAACAATAATGAATCAGGAAAAATATTATACCAATGATGGGTTAAGTCCCACAGATGCCAATTGGGGCACGTATCAGAATGTAACATTAGGAGATGTTGTAAACAACTTTATCTTAATGTATACAGATGATGGCGATTTGTTGAACAATATCAACAGATATAAAGTATTGTTCCACGCTAAGAGAGCAGTGCAAGAATTGAATTACGATGGTAATCGCCAAATTAATGCATTGCAACTAGATGTGGCCCACGATCTAAAGTTTGTGTTGCCTCCGGACTACGTAAACTATGTTCGTGTTTCTTTGTTTTGGGGTGGTAACTTATACCCTATGTACGAAAACGTACAAGCTAATAGCTCTACAGAGTTCTTGCAAGATGAGCAATATCAAATCTTATTTGATGATCAAGGCAATGCATTGCAGGGAACATCTAAGTTAGACTTATCTCGTATTGATGGAGTTAACTATATGTTATGTCCATTCAATAATCAGTGGGGTTGGTATGTAGATGGTCTTTGGTATTTCACTTGGGGATTCGGTGCTGCTTATGGATTGAATACAGAAGTAGCTAATGTTAACCCAACATTCAGAGTAGATAAAGCAGCTGGTGTTATTAACTTTAGCTCAGGCGTATTTAATAAATCAGTAGTATTAGAATACATTTCTGATGGATTGTATCCAGGTGATGACAATGATATTGTTATTAACAAGTTAGCAGAAGAGTATATCTACTCATATATCAAATGGGCTATTTTAAATACTAAGGCAAATCAGCCTGAGTATGTTATTAATAGAGCTCGCAAAGAAAAAGTTTCTAATTGGAGAAACGCAAAGATTAGATTAAGTAATTTACACCCAGGTCGCTTGTTAATGAACATGAGAGGCCAATCTAAGTGGATTAAGTAAATGATAGAACTTCAAAGAAATTTCCTTTCGGGGGTCATGAATAAAGATCTTGACCCTCACTTTTTACCTGATGGTGCATATAGAGATGCACTCAATATTATTGTGGGCGATTCTGACGGGGCATTCGTCTCTGAGGAAGGCTCACATAATGGAGTGGCTCAGAACTATTTAGGTAATGTTTTAAAGGGAGGCAATTTAGGATTAACCAATGCAATGTGTATTGGTTCTCTTGCTTATGAGACTAATAACTCTATTTATTGGCTAGTAGCATCTGATAATTTAGATGCTATTTATGAGTATAACGAAACAACAAATACGTTGACTCCTGTAATTAGAGCTACTAAAACTTCTACTACAGTATCAAAACTTGGCTTTAATAAGAAGTATTTTGTAACAGGCATAAATTATATCAATGGACTTCTTTTTTGGACTGACAACTTAAATCCTCCACGCAGGATTAATATTGACCGTGCGAAGAATTATGCTGTAGATGGTTTTACTGAGGCTGACATTAATGTTATCCTAGCACCACCGTTGTCTGCACCTACAATTAATTTATATTCAGAAGGAGAAGCTAATAACTTAGAAAACAAGTTCTTATATTTTTCTTACAGATATAAGTATTTAGATAATGAATATAGTGCTTTGGCTCCATTCTCACCTGTAGCTTTCTTTCCAAAAGAATATGCTTATGACTATGGTGTTTCAGAGAACATATCTATGGTTAATAATTTTAACACAGCAGATATAACTTTTAACTCAGGATCAAAAAACGTAAAAGAAATACAATTAGTATTTAGAGATACGCAAAGTACTAATACATATGTAATTGATAGTTTAGTTAAAGAACTTAACAATTACGATGACAATACAGATTATGTATTTACATTCAAGAATAATAAAGTATTTACCTTATTGCCAATTGAACAAGTAAATAGATTATTTGATAACGTGCCAATTAGAGCTAAGTCACAGGAGCTGATTGGTAGCCGATTGGTATATGGTAACTACACTCAATTCTTTGATTTATTAAAAGAAAACAAAGAACCTATCAATCCAGCTTTCTCTTTATCATTATTATCTGAATCCATCACAAGTGGAACACCTACTCCTACATTCAAGAGTAATAGAGATTATGAAATTGGTATTGTTTACTTAGATGACTATGGTAGAACAACTACGGTAGTTACACCTACAGAAAACACCAATACAATATACATTCCTGCATCAAACGCTATTGATGCAAACAATATTCGTGTTACAATTGATGGCACTTATCAGCCACCTGCTTTTGCTACAAATTATCGGTTTATGATTAAACAAGATAAGCAAGAGTATTATAACGTATTCCCATTAACTTATTTTGAAGATGGGCAGTTTAAGTGGTTTTTAATTAACCAAGCAGACCAAGATAAAATATCTGTAGGGTCTTATGTTTATCTTAAGAGTGCGACATCGAATACAAACACGCAATACAAAGTATTAGATATCCAATCTAAAAGTGCCAACTTTTTAAATTCTGCTACTGTTAATCAGCCTGCAGGTGTTTATTTTAAAGTTAAAATTGATAGCACTTCATTGCCTCCTGTAACTTATTACAGTGATGATAACCTAGGAGGATATCCTAGTACAGCAACAACATTAGTAGAAAACAGGTTTAATGTTGCAGAAGATTCAATCTTCTATGGTGTTGGTATAGATGATATGATAACTGGAGGTAGTAATGCTTACACCGGTACTAATGATGCTAGATTCTATGTTGAAATCGATTCTACAGGTGGGTCAGCTGACACATTTAAGTATTATGTTTCTTATAATGGAAACTATAAGATATTAGTTGCTAGTGGAGTAGCTATTAACTCAGCTGCAGACCAAACATTAACTTATTCAGGAAGCACCTGTTCGATTAGATTCCTATCTAATACAGGTCACACAACAAAAGATTATTGGGTAGTTAATTGCCGTGGTAATTTACAAGATGTGTGTTTAAATATCTTTGGTGGTCCAATTGATTATGGTGATGATTACCCTCCAGGAGTATTCTTTACTCTTGATGGATGGAGTCCAAGTTTAGCTTATAATACGGATAGACCAATTAAAGCTGGGGCTATATTGACTTTCAAGTATAAGGAGACTAACGGAACTGACCAATGGATTACTCAGACATTTATCTCGACAAAAGATTATGTCAATATCGAGGAATGGTTTATTGAAGATGGAGCATACCAAAAATGGGTAGCGTTTGATGACGCTGCTCAAAGTATTGGACCTAAAAATGTTTGTTTCCGTAGAGGTCAATTATTGACAACAGGAAGACCTGGTAGTATAACGCAAGGATCAGTTATTGCTCCTAGCACGTTAAGCTACCCTGTATATATGTATTTTTATTCAGTACAAGGTGGATCAAATCCAGCTATTGATACTAAGTTTTCATTGCAGCAATCAGAATTTGCTACTATTTTTGAAACAGTTCCTGTAGACACCAACCAAGATATATACTATGAGCTTTCACAAACGTATCCTATTATCAATGGCAATCACTATGGAAATGTTGACAATCAGAACATTGCATTGGGTGCTCCGGCGATAATAGACTTAAACACGTTTGATTTTAATTCCGATTTTAATGCATTCTCATTTGGTAATGGAGTAGAAAGTTTTAGAATTAGAGATGATTGGAATTCTGCAACTATGCAGTTTAGTCCACGTGCTAACTCTACCATAGAAGGATATGAACAACAAACACTTGTTCAAGCATTAACTTATAGCGGAATTTATACTCAAACATCTGCAATCAATAGATTAAATGAGTTTAACTTATCACTTGGAAACTTTAAATACTTGGATAGATTCTTTGGTTCTATTCAGAAACTATTCTCTCGTGATACAGACTTAGTTGTATTCCAAGAGAATAAGATATCTAAAGTACTTTATGGTAAGAACTTGTTGAGTGACTCAACAGGTGGAGGTGTAGTTGCATCTATTCCTGAAGTATTGGGTACTCAAATTTCTTACGAAGGTGAATATGGTATTAGTTTAAACCCTGAAAGTTTTACTAGATGGGGTAATGACTTATTCTTTACCGATGCAAGACGTGGTGCTGTAATGGCATTACAACCTAATGGCTTATTTGAGATATCATCTCAGGGAATGAAGAACTGGTTCAAAGCAAACTTAGATACCAATACGGTAAAACTAGGCATGATGGATCCGTACTTTGAGCATTATGTATTAGCTATAGATAATGACAGGCAGATTAAAACTTGTGCAATATCGGTAACTCCTACAAGTTTATCATTTAATGGTACAACACAAAAGAAATCATTCTACATTCAATCTAATACAGATTGGTCAATAACAGTTCCAACAAATAGTTGGTTAACGGTTAGTGATAAGTTTGGCTCAAACAATCAGCTTATTTATGTTGAGGTTGTAGAGAATTTAGGTTCTCCACGTAACTTAAATATAACTGTGTCTGGTTGCTCAGGCAATATTACAATACCTGTTACACAAGCTACTAAACCAGTAGTGTATGATTGGTATCAATTATTGAATTGCACTACACTTGCGACTGCGTATTCTGAACAATATGCGGAAAATGCATTTGATATAAATGAAAGAGTAACTTCAGATGGTGCTACATATACTATTACAAACATTCTTCATACAGCACCTGTTGGAACATTATTACCCATTGTAACAACAGGATTAACAGGTTGCCCTGGTCCTACGTATGATTGGTATGCATTATATAAATGCTCTGATGGCTCTACTGCTAATTCCCAATCATATGCAATTGGAACATTCGCTGTAAATGATAGAGTTGAATCAGGTGGATCTACATACACTGTAACTAGTGTATTAACATCAAGCCCTGGTGGAACATTATTATCTATTACAGATACAGGATTAACAGGTTGTCCTACTTTAACAACATATTACGAATTGTCTGAATGTTCTCCTGGAACAGGATATGCATATACGACAATTAATCCAGGATCTGTTGGAAGAAGATTTGTATTGCCATATCCAACTGAGAAATTCTATACTTACACAGGAGCAACTTTAGTACAAAGCTCGCCTCCTCCATTGTATAATGGTTCAATTCAAATAACATCGTTCTATAGTTGTCCGTAATATTAAAATAAGTAAATTTGTAAGCATATGGCTAACTATACAATAACATATTCTCCGAGATTATCAGGATGGACATCATACCACTCTTACTTACCAGAGTGGATGGTGTCTATGAATAATTATTTGTACACATTTAAGAACGGTAACTTATATAAGCACAATTCCAATACGACTAGAAATAGTTACTATGGTGTGCTATATCCATCCAAGATTACGACTGTATTCAACAATGAGCCATCTCAGACAAAGTCATTTAAAACAATCGCCACTAACTCAACGACTGCTTGGGATACAGCTATATTATCTGACCAAGGAGAAGGGTATATTGATGCAGATTGGTATGCATTAAAAGAAGGTACATGGTATGGATATATTAGACGCAATGAAGCAACTCACAATGATGTATCTATGACATCTGTGCAAGGCATAGGTAATGTTACTACCTATGCATCTAATGTGCTTACATTTGCGTTTAACATAGGCGATATAATTAGCACAGGAGATAAAATTTATTGGGTTAATGCAGGCGTACTTACGCTCATTGGACCAATCACCGCACATACTTCGACTACAGTAACCGTGAGTGTGACTGGCACCGCACCAACAAATGGTAGCTTTATTCTTTATGAGAAGAGCCCAGTAGCAGAGTCTACTCCCACACGAGGAACTTATTTAAGCGTAGAGTTTACAAATACTGATACAACATACACTGAAATGTTTATGGTAACTTCTGATGTATTCAAGAGTTATCCTTGATAATTTAATTATATTTGTAGAATGAAATTTAATATTAGGTTACTAAACGAAAGTGACTACGATAATACATTGGTAAAATGGTGGAAAGATTGGAGATGGCAAGCCCCTCCCAAAGAAATGCTACCCAACAATGGATTAGGTGGTTTTATGATTTCAAAAGGAGATGTGGATATCTGTGCAGGTTTTGCATATTTCACTAATTCAGGAATCGCATTTTGTGAGTTTATAGTATCTAATTTTGAATACAAATACGAGGATAGGTACGAAGCCATTGAGTTATTAATTGAAACAATATCTCAGGCTTGTAAAGATGCAGGCCATAAAGCGGTTTGGACTTGTCTTATTAATAATAGTTTGATTAGTAAATACGAAAACTGTGGATTTACAAAGTCAAACACCAATTGTACAGAAATGATTAAATTATTATAATATGGCAGCAATAACAGCAGCAGTAATCGCAGCAGGTGGTGCTGCATATAGTATTATTCAAGGAGCAAATGCTAAGGCAGAGGCAGAACAAGCAGCTGGCAAGGCTGCTCAATCTTTAGCTCAAATGCAAGAGGCTGATAAGTTTGCAAACTTACAAGTTCCTACACTTGGTTTGGAGATAGCTCAACAAAATGTTCAAGCACGCCAAGCACAACAACTTCAAGGATTGAAAGATATTGGAGCTGCTGGAGTATTAGGTGGACTTACTGCATTAAATCAACAAGGTCAACAAGAAGATTTAGCTTTATCTGCTCAAGCTCAACAAGCTCAGTATGCTCGTGATTTAGCTCAAGCAGAAAACGCTCAAGCAGTACAACAAAGAAATGTAGCAAGACAAGCGTCACTAGAGCAACAAAGATTAACGGGTGCTCAAGCTGCTGCTGCTTATGGCCAGCAACAAATCAATTCAGGTATTCAGGGATTAGCTCAAACAGCAGGCAATGTATTGGTTCAATCTATTAAGGATCAACCTTTATATGGAGACCAAACGAAAGGTGAATTAGGGACAAAAGGCAATCCTATTTGGGCGGGCCAAAAGGCAACTCCTGAAATGCAAGCTGCTCAGGGTCAATATGAGAATTATTTAAAGAATAATCCTTTGATGCCTACTAGCACAGGAGTGTTAGCTCCTACTATGGCACCAGGTATGGGTGTATTAGCTCCATTAAATTGGAATCAACAACCTGCTCCATATTCTTGGTCTAGTTTAGGATTTTAAATAAAAAATAAAATGGCAGAATTTGCAGGATATGTAGGCAATCAAGTACCTCCAATAGATTGGGGTAAAATTGGTACGGACTTATACGATAAAATAAATAAGGTCAACGACGAAAGAAAGGCTGAGAAGCAAAAAATCGACGATGATTATAATGAGGCATTTTCTAAGATAGGCGAGTACGAGCAGACCACGGATCAATCTCTAAATGAGATGATTTATAAAGGTGTTGATGAAGTTCGTAATGCCATGAAAACTCAATATGATTTATTGAAAAAAGGAGCCATTACAATGGCAGACTATAAGCTGTATAAAAACACTGCAATGACCGATTGGTCCACATTGAATAAAGCAGTTAAGGGCTATGGCAATACTATTGCTGGAGTTCAAAAGATAATTACAGAAGGTAAAATGTCTGGTCTTGGTCAATACAATGCATTGACTTACGCTAAACTTAGTAACTTAAAAGATGCTAAGATTATGGTTAACCCTGAAACAGGTAGACTATATCGTGCAAACATTGATCCTAAAACAGGTACAATTGCATCAGACTCTCAAGTTTATAGCCCATCAGCAATGCTTAACCCAGGGAACTTGGTTGACTTAAAGGTTGATATTAACGATGGAGTTACAACATTCTTAAAGCGTGTTGCTGATTATGGTGTATCTGTTGATAAAGGAAGTGGAAAGATTTTAAATATTGAAGACGCACGAAAGAACCCTTCATTCAACAAAGCATTAGACGCCCAGGTTAATGCATTAACTGTAACACCTCGTTCAACTACAAGTGTGCTTACTGATTACGTTGGTGACTATCAATTCTTTGAGTCTGACGCACAGAAAAAAGAGTTAATAGCAAAAGGTGTTAAGGAGGAAAAATTAATCAAGGTAGAGAGAAAGAATGGGGTCTATGAGCCTGTTCCTACAGACAAGCAAGAAGAAGTTGCAAAGCAATATGTTCGTGACCAAATTGAGGTAGGTGTAGGATATAAAGAAACACGTACTCAAGGGTTTGCTCCTCAACAACCAAGAGAAGTAAAAAAGCCAAGTGCTACTGAAATCAAAGAAGATAAGCGTATTCAATCTATTACTACTAGAGCTGAAACAGCAAATAAGATTTGGGCTGCTAGACAAAATAGTCCTCAATGGCCATTACTTAGATCTGCTGCATCTGATCGTGGATTAGATTCCCCTAAAGTCACTTTTGTTAGAGAAAGAGATTCTGCAGGTAATTTACTTCCTCCAATTATCAGAATTACTGGTAACGAGATGACAGTAGATGCCGGAGGTAAAAGAAAGAAAGGTGCATTAGTTGTTAGAGACTTAAAAAGTCCTGAAGATGTATATACTTACATTAGTACTAAGCAAGACCCATTATCTGCATCTACCGATTACATTGAAGGTAATGAATATTTTGAAGCAAATAGAGGGCAATCTGCAGCACCTTCTGTGAGAAGAGTTTCAGCTGATGGCTATAAATAGTTAATATAAATATATAATGGCAAAACAAAGATTAGTAAAAAAAGGTAGCCAATATGGTATCTTAGACGAAGCGTCTAACACAGTATTACCTATTTCAGATAACATGAAACTTGTTCAAAAGCAAGGGCAATATGGTATTTTGGATGGAGAATCTGTTATACCAATTGATAACTTCTCAGAGAGTATTACTGATTCAGACTTAGATATATTAAAAAAAAAAAATTCTACGGAATCCGTTGGTCAACCAACTCCAAAACCTACTTCATCGGTATCTCCAAAGATTCAAGGGAGTGGACTTGTGGCTTCTCCTGCAAAAGCAGGTAAAGAAGAGGTTGGTGTTATTGATGACCTTTGGAACTCATTCAAAGGAGCTGGTGCTAAAGCATTAGCTTCTATTGCTGCTGTACCTCAGTTTGCACAAAATGCTGCTATAGATATTATGTCTAGTGTAACTGGACGCTCTAGTGATTTCAATAAATTACCATCGAATGTTAAGAAGCAAGTAAGAGATGCAATAGCAGGATCTCTTAGTGCAGCTACTCCTACAGGTCGTTTTGCACAAGCATCTCAAGAAGCTACAGATTATCTTAATAAAAAATCAGAAGACATCTACAAGAAGACTCGTCAAGAGGAGGTTGATGTTATTGATGAATTAGCTAAGTTTGGCGAAAACCCAAATGCAGAATCCATTCAAAAAATTCTTTATCAAGGATTAAAGACTACGGTAGAATCTATACCATATATGGCTATTGGTGCCGTTAGTTTACCTGCTATGGGTGCTACTGCTGCCGCTGCTAAAAGAGCTGAAGATGTAGCAAAAGAAGGAGATATTGGCATAGGTCAATTATTGAATGCTGGTGTTACTGGTGCAGCTGAAGCTGTATTTGAAGGTACAACTCAAAAGATTTTAGGTAAAGCAGCTAAGGCCGCATTAGGGAATCCTACCGCATCTAAAGCAGTTGCTGAAGGATTTGTTAAATCTATCTTTAAAGATTTTGGTCAAGAAGGGGCTTCTGAAGGAGCAACAACTTTAATTCAAGAGATATCAGACAAGATAACAAAAGGTGAAGATATTAAATTCTGGGATTTAGCTAAGAAGGTTGGTAATAGTGCTATTCTTGGCGGTCTTTCAGGCGGTGGTATATCAGCTACAGGAGCAGGTGTTGGTGCAGCAAGAAGATATGTAGCAGGCAAGATTATGCCTAAAGAGCAAATAGAAAAGATAGACAATAATATTAAGACTATTCAAAGTCTAAATCTTGAGCACGGAGAAGATGTTGACCCACGTGTAAACGAAATTGTCAATAAAAAAATAGATGAATTATTAGC